ATATCATAAAGGTCTGCTAGAGTATCTTCATCCCAACTCATAGTTTGAGTTCTTTTGGTTGTAGCTGAACTAAAAGCTATTTGATAATAAAGACTCCATAGGTAAAAATCATAAAGCCGTTGTTCTTTATCTTTAGGTACTCTATAAGTATAAGATAATGATTCCTTGAGAAAATTTTTAAACGTTTTCATATATTATTCCTTTATTTAAGTTATCCAGAAGCCTTTGGATTAATCATAACAAATGCACCAAATATATTTACATAATTTGTTGAAAAAATATCATGTCTACCAGTTGTAGTAAATTTACTAGTACCTAATACAACTTCTTTTTTTTCACTTTGTACAAATATATCATAATTACTTTGCATAGTAAGTTTATTTTTACCTTCAATTAATGTTGATTGTTCACCTTCTACTGTTATACTTGAATCACCCTTAATTGTTTCTTTTGAATCACCTTCAACAAGTCTTTTAACATTACCAGTTATCCATTCATTTAAGTTACCATTTATATACGTATTCATATCACCATCAAGAAGATTAAGATTTACATTACCCTGATTTACAGTAATATTCATATCACCAGTAGCAGCTATTTCAATATCTAAATGATTTCCTTCTTTATCTCTATTAACTAATAATTTTGTTCCCTTATCAATAGTTACATAACATTTTCCATCTATATGTACATGATCATCTTTAAGAATTAATGTATAATTATCTTGCACAATTTTATTAACTACTGTACCATTTGGATGCACTTCTTTAAATGTTCCAGAACGATGATAATCATGTAATCTTTCAGATCCAGATGTATCATCTACTTCTTTAATATGTCCAGATTCAGATTCCATTACATGATTCATTGGATAAATTGCTGCATATTCTGTAGGTGGTTCATCAAATGGTTCTGAACCACCAGTTTGAGAACCAAATTGATGTCTTGCCGATGTATCTATTCCAGATTGAGCGCCATTTTTTTTTGATTGAATAATTGTTTCTGATATCTTTTCAGATCTAGCTAATCGATTAGTATCCGATTCTTTTAAATGACTAATTCTTGGATATCCATTATAAGAACCTTCTTCAAATGTTCCACCAGAACCATCTTCAGTATAGGTGACTGAAGATGGTGGTTGTGTTCCTTTATTAACATTGGGGTCGGTAAATCCTTCAGTTGGTGGAAGCTGTTCTATTGGTATGCCAGCAAGAGTTCCGAGAATAACTGGATCTTGCATATTACTCCCGTCTCTAAAAAATACAAGTACCCATGATCCTTCAACTATACCAGTAGGGGAAGTTCCAATACCATTCATTGAGCTTGATGTTATTGGTTGAATTGATGTTGCCCAGGGCAGTTCTTCTGTGGGTATATTATTCTTATTTTCTGTATGAGCTCCAAGAATTCTAACACGAAATCGACCTAATTTATCTGGATCGTTTCTATCCTCTATAACTCCAACTCCCCATGTAAAATTACCAGAAAGCATTATTTAGTAAATACTCCTTCGGATCTATTTTCTCTTGCAAATTGAACAATTTCTTTATCTAATGAATCTTTAATAAGCTCTATATGTAACATATATTCTTTTCTATTTAGAACATGTCTAATAGATGATATAAGAAAATTTCCACTATAATATTCGTTTAAGACTTGTGGAGCTGTTTCTTGATGTACAATACTAGGTATTTTCAATTTTACAATTTCTCCAGGTCTAAGACTCGAATCTCCAGGGACTACAATACTAAATACAACTCCGTTAGCTTGTTCTATTTGTGATGTTCTAAGTTGTTTCCAATCTTTTATATGATTTGTTTTATATTTATCCCACTGCATACTATGTTTAGTTCCATAAATAATATGTTGATCTGGTTCCATTGAATAATTATTTGCAGTTAATGAACATAATGGATATTTAGATGTATGTGGAAAAGAACTAAATGTTTGATTATAATCAAATATATTACGTTCCCAATTTTTATATCTAGTATCATATGTTATCATATTACTAGCAAACATACCATCATTCAATCTTTTGAGAATATCAAATTCATTAGATATTTTATATCCACGAATAGTTCTCATATCAATATCCATTGTTCTAGTGTGTGATTTTTTATCAATTCTCACATTAGAAGGAGCATAAACAAATTCTAAATCACCTTTACCATCTCCTTCAAAGATTGTTTTAGGTCTAACTGGGCGATTAAACATTCTTGATAAAGATGTAAAATGAAATCCATCAATATCTTCATAAAATATATGATTAGCACTTCTATGTTCTCTTGAAATTGTTCTTGAAGCAATCCAATTAATTGCCTTTAATGGATGCCAATTAGGAATAATAACATTCATAGGCCATAATCCAAATTCATTAAAATAAGATTTACTTGAACCTATATCATTTTTAAGAATGTTATTAACTATTACACTTCCATCTTTATTAATCCAAGATTTACTAACTCGTTTTTTTACATTCATTATTGATTCAAATGATGTAAAATGAAGAACATATAATTGTTCTGATTCTTTAGTACTTTCTCTATGTTTTACACTATATATAGCAGCTGTCAATTCTATTTCTGTTCCAATCATAGGAACATTAAATCGAATAATAATTGATTCATGTCCAACTATTGGAACATTAAGTGGAAGATCAAGTGAATCTCGAATAATAACAAATCCAGTTAAAGTATTCTGAAAAATATCTTCAAAAATACTAATTTCTTCCATAACTAATTGAATATCTGTTCTTTCACCATTAATTGATTGTATAGATATTTCAGAAATACCATAATCTCCAGGAGAGGTAATTTTATCTGGTGTCATGGTTAAATTACCTCAGACATCTTTTTTCTAAATTCTGTAATAAATTGAGGTACATATTCTGGTTTAAGAAGAATAATTTCTCCTTTATCATCATTAAGACTATCTTCATAATCAAAATTTGTTTTTGGTCCTTTTGTTCCATTATTCGTATATGTGGAAACTGTAGTTGTTTCTTCACTAGTACTATCATCATAACTATATCCATCAGTTCCAGTAGAAACATTTGAATATCCTCTAGAAACAATATCTCCAGAACTATTTTCATAATGATGTGTTGAAGCATATGTTAAATTACCATCAAGCATCATCATTGCGGCATTACTTCCAACTTCTGTAATTGGATTTAATGTATCAAATCTTGGGCCATCAATAATAGATACAGTAAGTTCTTGATTATTAGCATTCCATGAAACTACATTAGCACTAGTTAAACTTCCTATTTGTGAAACAATTGCTGGTGTGGTTGTATTAACTGTAAATCCACCTTGAGGGTAAAAATCAATTTGATCCCATGCTTGAGCATAATAAACATCATCTCCAATATGTTGTGCTATTGTTTCAGTTGTGTTAAAATTAAGTATAGATGTATTAGTTATTTCTACAAAAAGTCTTGTATTTGCTGATTCATAATGAATAACATTAGCTGATGATCCAGTAGAGGGTTGAACAATTGTTCCAGAACTATTAAATGTACCATTACTTGAGCTATTTTCAAGATCAATAACAAAAACATTTTTTCTACCTCTCACTGTATATCCAGGATATTTTTTCTCAATATGCTTATCCATGTTTTGATTAGATATAGGCCAATCAAAAAATGGATTTACAATATCATTCATTATAAAAATAACCCAATGGAGATTAGCATCCCCATAAAGTTTATATGCAATATCTTCTGGTTTTTCACCATCTTCTATATTATATTTATAATACACAGCACCTTTTTTTAACACATTACGTTTTAAAGATACACGATGTAAAATATCTCTAATCATTGTTTTCTTTGTTGATGTAGTTAAATTATAATACATCATTGGAAAATTTTCAAAATATGCCATGTGTTTATTATTCCTTAGTAATTCAGATTAACTCTTTCTTTAGTCATAATTTCAAGTTCATTAAATGATAATGAAAGATCTATTTCTATTGGAGCTCCATTATCAAAAGCTGCCCACATTCCAGCTCCACTATAATTACATCCTATATTTGTAAGTACACAAGTAGAAATTTTATTGAGAAAAGTATTTTCTGCATTTTTGAAACAGTATTGAATATCAAACTCAGCTGGATAAGAAAAGAATCTTGATCCACTGTCACCAACCATTTCTGGATGTCCATAAAACTTAAAGGTTTTAATTATATTATCTACAACTTTTGTTTCTCTATAAGATTCTGGAGTAAACTTAAAATCAAAAGTAAATGTTCTAAATCCAACACCTTTGAAATATTGTTCCATATGTGGATTAGATATTTTTCTAGTTACTTGAGCCATATTTTTTGTAATACTTTCTCCAGATACTCCAGGAAGAAGCATTCCTGCTCCAGCTCCAACAGCTTTTGCCGCTACTGAACCAGCACCACTAAGTAAACCATCAATATCAAATAAATTTTTTGGATTAATATTTGATCCAAGTGCTGCAAGTTCATTTTCACCAGTTTCATAATCTATACCATAATCTGATTTAATCTCATTTGGCATATAAAGAACGATAGATGATCTAATTCTTTTAGTTGATTTCATGCCAAAAGAATTACTAAATTCCCCTTTTGTATATTCAACAATTCCTTTAGGAAGTAATTTTCCAGCAATGTCAGCTCCTTGTCTAGTAACATTAGATATAGATTCATATATTTTTTTTCCAACTCCATTTTGAAGATTTGAATTTGGATCTTTAGTACCTCTTGTACCCTCTAATGATACTGGTCCATCTGCTACTGGTGGGAAAAAATTACTTTTAAATTTTTCTCCTTTATAATCAGTTTCATTAATATAAAAAACTATAAAGTGTTCTTTTCCCTCCGATCCAATATCAAGAGGATAAGATAAGTTTCTAGGTTTATATCCACTTTTCTTTAGGGCACTTAATGGTTCGTTCTTTTTTTCTCCAGGTCTTAATGCCATTATTTACGATTTCCTCTTATACGGTAAAATTGTTTTTTCTGTTAAAAAATCAAATCTCCAATTTCTCTTTTTACAATATTCTTTTGCATATTCCCATTTTGATATATTTTTTGCATATACAAGAACTTCTTTTTGATATTTAGATGTCTTTCTTCGTTTTTTTGGAGCAATAGTTTGAACATATGGTTTAACCTCAATCATTACTGTTTCTATTGTTCCATCTCTTTTCTTCACTCTAACAACAAAATCGGGAAAATATCTATGAATCTTCCCATCAACAGTACATCTATAAGGTACTATAACTTCTTCTGAAGCCCATTTAAGAACATTTCTATTTCTATCAATATGTATCATTGCTTTTCGTTCTAATAAAGACCGATATGTTATATTTTTAACATCTCCAACATATTTTTCTGGATATTTAGGGCGAAATTTTCCTTTATATGGACTCTTAAACATAGATAAATACCATTGATAAGACTATACCTTATTTATCCAATTAAATAGGTTAACATTAAAATGGCTAAAACAAATACAACTCTTTTTCAATCACTCACACAAGAATTCTATGATCAAGGTTATAGACAAGGTGATAAAAAAACGATTAAATGGTTTCAAAAAAGAATAGAAGAATTAAGAAAAATTAGTAGAAGTCGAATTCTAGGAGATTCAGAACAACAGCGTGGATCAACAATGATTGGTAAAATGTATTTTTTCAATTATGATCCCAAACATAAAAAAACTTTACCATATTATGATAGATATCCATTAATATTTCCTTTTGCAATTAATAAAAAACATAAAGGTTTTTATGGAATTAATTTACATTATTTAGCACCAAGAAGTAGATCAATTCTTTTTAATAAACTAATGAAAAATACAAGAAGCTCTAAAACTTTTTCAAGCACAATGAGACTTAGATTAAATTATGATGTTATTTCTGAAAGTACTAAATACAGAGAAATAGCTCCAGCAATTAAAATGTATTTAGCTTCTCATGTTAGAAGTAAATTTTTATTAATAGAACCAATACATTGGCCTATAGCATTATTTCTACCAATAGCTAGTTTTGCTAAAGCATCAGAAAAAAGAGTGTGGGCAGAATCTAATAAACAAATAATAGGACAAATGTAATTATGGCATACAAATTCGATCTAGCTGTACCAAATAGATTTAAAAGTGTTTTAAGTAGTAATGGTGGAGCAGTAAAAAATAATCGATTTGGTGTTTTGATATCACCACCTATAGCTATGTCAAATTCATTTCAATTTTATGGAAGTAATATAGGAGAAGAACTTTTTTTTCTTTGTTCTAAAGCTAATATTCCAGGAAAATCAATTACTACAACTGAAAGATCAATATTTGGACCAACATATAAAATGCCACAACAAGAAACTTATGAAGATATTTCATTAACATTTTTATGTACAGCTAAACGATTTGCTGAACGCAAATTTTTTGATGCTTGGATGAATCGAATAATTGATCCTTTTTCTCATAATGTGGGTTATAAATCTTCCTATTCGACAACTATTGAAATACATCAATTAGATAATCAAAATAGATCAATTTATCATGTTCAACTTCTTAAAGCATTTCCTCACACAGTTAATGCAATTGAACTTGATACTGGTGGAACTGATACAGTTCAAGAATTGACTGTTGATTTTTCTTTTGAAAAATGGATTGAAGTTTCATATCTCAATGATAAAAATAAAGCACAAGAAGAAATGATAAAAGAAATGGCTAAGATAACTGCAAGAAATTTGAAATTTGCTGCAAAAAATGCTCTAAGTTTTTTAAGTAAGGGTAGCGCTTATTCTAAATAAATAGATAGATAATTAAAGTAAGAGAAAGGAACATTATCACATGTTAAAAATTCCCAAGATAGCAACACCTACATATACATTGGAATTGCCTTCAAATGGAAAGAAAATTACTTATAGACCATTTCTTGTTAAAGAAGAGAAAATTCTTTTAATGGCGCTAGAAAGTAATGTTGAAAGTGAAATGACTGAAGCAGTAAAAGAGGTTATTAGTAATTGTATTACTACAAAAAGTATTGATATTGATTCTATGCCAACATTTGATATTGATTTTATATTTCTTCAAATTCGATCAAGATCAGTGGGAGAAAAAGCTGAACTTGAATTCAGGATTCAAAATTGTCCTAACAATAATGGAAAACCATGTAAAAAAACAATACCAATAGTTATTAATCTCAATGAGATTAAAGTACAAAAAATTAAAGGACATACTAATAAAGTACCAATTACTGATACTGTTGGATTAATTATGAAATATCCATCATTTAATACAATGAAAAATATTGATATTAATACTGTTAATGGAAAAATTGAAATGATAGCTAATAGTATTGAATCAATGTGGGATGGTGAAGATGTTATTAATGTTGATTCATTAAAAAAAGAAGAGATTTCAGAATTTTTAATGAATCTTACACAAGAACAATTTAGTAAGATTACAGAATTTTTCAATACTATGCCAAAACTTCAACATACAATTGAAATTGAATGTAAAGAATGTGGTAAAAAAATTACAAAAGTATTAGAGGGTATAGAAGATTTTTTCGGATCGGGCTCTGCCACAATAACCTAGAAAACTATTATAAAAGGAATTTTCAATTAGTATATCATCATAAATATTCAATTACTGAATTAGAAAATATGATTCCTTTTGAAAGAGAAATCTACTCTGATTTAACTCATAGAGAAGTAACAAGAGAAAATCAAGAGATTGTGACAGAGCGAGAACAAGCAAAACGAGCAGCAAAAGGATAATTTAAATGGGAAAGGATAATCAAAAAATTGAAAGAGCTCAACTTTCTAAAGCAATGGCAGCTGTAACTACAGCAAATGAAAGATCTGTTATTGAAGCACGAGAACATAATGAATCTCAAATTAAAGCTCTAGAAAATATTAGTAATGGAGAAAATAAAAGTTCTGCTAATATAGCAGATAAATTAAAATCTCTTCAAGATAAAGTTTCAGAAGCATCTCCAATAGAAATTTTGAATGGTGAAACATTAAAAGAAATTTCAAATCTTCAAAATATAGCTAATTCTGGTTTAATAACTAATGAAAAAGATAAACAAATACTTACAAATCAATTAGCTGCTTTAGAAAAAAATGTAAAATCACAAACTAGAACATTTGGTGGTATTACTTCAAGTATTACTAAAGGTATTTTTAGTCATACTGATATAACAGCAATTGTAAGTGGTGTTATGACAGATAGTCCAATTGTTGGATTAACTGTAAAAATGGGTATGGAATGGTTTAAAAGTAATAGAGATAGAAAAAAACAAGAAAAAGAAGATCGTATTCAATCTCTAAGACTTTATAAAGAAGAACAAAAAGAAAAATTAAATTTAAACGAAGAATCAGTTAAAAGAGAAAAACCAATACTAGAAGAATCAGTTAAAAGAGAAAAACCAATACTAGAAGAATCAGTTAAAAGAGAAAAACCAATACTAGAAGAATCAGTTAAAAGAGAAGAACCAAG